CCTCCGCGAGGCCCTGGCCGGAACCCCCTGGATGCCACCACAAAACGCCTGATCAATCACAGGCCTGAATGGATACGCTCGCCGCTCACAGCTTCAAGCAACACCACGCACACCAAGCCGCCCACAAGCTCAAGGCCGGCGAGGTATGGCAAGATCACAACCTGGTGTTCTGTACGAGCGTCGGCACCCCTCTGGACGCTGCGAACGTGCGGCGGGCATTCCGCAAGATCACCGGGGATGCCAAGATCGGAACAAACTGGACATCTCGCGAGCTGCGTCACTCGTTCGTCTCCATCATGAGTGACCAGGGCGTACCCATCGAGTCCATCGCCGATCTCGTCGACAAGCCGACAGGTTGAGTCCGCGTGAGATGGAAAAGGGCCCGACCCGCTTAGCGGATCAGACCCTCTACCTGGCCAAACTCTGTCGGGGTGGCGGGATTTGAACCCACGACCTCTTCGTCCCGAACGTATCAGGCCGTATCGGGCGAGTGCTGGTCATGGCGTACGCCGTGGCTCTGACCAGCTTAAAGACAACGGAATGCGTCTCTCGGAATCACCTAGGAGTGTCTGGGATTTCCAAGATCATGACGCATGGGTGGCGCACGATCATGACAACGCCCCGCCATCCAACCGGATGACGGGGCGTGATCGGGCAGGGGATCGACACTGTCGCCACGAAGCGCCCCTTCGCGATCTCCGTACAGCTCGCAAGCTGCATATGCAGGAGGCTGGACTGTGCGCAATAAGTGAACTAGTGTGCTCAAGGAGTGATGCTGGGACGTCGCTCCCCCGAGCGGCCTGGCCGCCGGCTGCGATTAGCCCTCGCCCGGCGGCCAGGCTCCCGGAGGCCTTCAGCTGTCGCCGACCGGCCCGTTGTAGACCAACTTCGTTGTCTCCGCGGGCACCACGATGTCGCAGGTCTCCACCGCCAACTCACCGGCGAAGTAACTGCGCTCGACCACCATCACGATCGAACCCGCGCCGATGCCCAGATGCTTCGCCTCCTCCGGCGACGCCACCCGCGCCCACACCTCCTCGTCCCACGCGTCTACGGTGATGCCGATAGCGGCCATGCGGTGCGTCACGCCGAGTCCCGCGTGCTCGCCGGCCTCTGGCCACGCGATGGGCGTGCCCTTCGTCAGCTCGAGCGGCTCCCAGCTGGTCGACAGCATCCACGGTCCCTCGTCGTCCGAGGAGAACGTGTAGGTGGTGCGCATGACGTCGTGGCGGTCGCCGTCCGGCTCGCCCAGGCCCAGCCGCTCGCGCACCTCCGCCGGCGCCTGCAGCGTCTCCGATGCGTACTCCCAGGAGCCGCGGCGCCCCTGCTCCTCCATCTGCTGTCGGAACGGGCTCCCGGCCTGCCGCTCGCGGAACCATGAGCGGACCAGGCTGCGGCGTTGAGGGCGTTGCCGTACGAACATGCCCGCGCCCGGCCTGGACACGAGCAACCCTTCGCGGGTGAGCAGCTTGGTTGCCTCGCTGATAACGCCCTGGGCGGCGTCGTACTCGACGGCCAGCTCCTGGCGCGAGGGCAGTCGCGTGCCTGCGGCCAGCTGGCCGCTGACGATGCGGGCCCTCAGGTCGTTCGCGATACGGACGTAAGCGGGTTGATCCACGAAGACAGCTTGACGGGCTGCATATGCAGCTTGCAAGCTGTGCGTGCGGCCATCGAGCTGCATAGACAGATTTCCCCTCAGTCTGGTGGTGACTGTGACGACCTGGACCCAGGATTATCCCGCGCTGGCGGGCAGCGCCGACGCTGCCGCGCAGCTCGCCTACACCGTCGCGAACCAGCACCTCCCCGGGCGCGCCTCCGACGCCTACACGCTCGTCGAGCACCTCTTCTCCGCTGGGCTGGCCAAGTCGAGCCCCGGCAGCGACATGAACCTCATCACCGTGGAGGAGCCCAGCAAGATTCGCTTTGAGCTGTACTTCCCCAACGACCAGCCGGACCCGACCAGCGCAGCCACCGCCTACCAGGCGGTGTCGAAGCTCGCTGACGCCTACGGCGAGCGGCCCACCAAACGTGGCGGCCGGATGATCTACGCCGAACTGTGGGCCGAGCGCTGATGGAGGATCGCGACCTGAGAGTGCTGCAGCTGCTCGCGCAGATGTATCCCTCCTGGCGGCTCTCCTGCCGCACTGACCGGCACGGGCAGCGCTGGTGGTGGGCCATCCAGCGTCAGCAACCCTCGGCCGACCTCGCTGCCGTCGGCCTCTACCAGGCGATCGCCCGGACCTCGGTCGACGCGCTTAGCGCCGCCCTGTCCAACCAGGCCCGCATCCTCCACACCCGGCGCGTAAGGCGCCACTGAGCAAGGAGAACGCGCGTGGTCGCGTGGGAACCGCACAATCCCCGCCGCGGGCGGCTCCGCGTTACTGAGACGTCGTGCTGCGGCGCCTACGAGTGGGCGTGCCAGGGCGGCCAGTACATGGTCCTGCGCAAGAGCGGGACGGAGGAGGCCGGCCGCGGCCCCTACAGGCGGGCGCGCGAGCTGTGGGAGGACCTGGTGGAGGAGCACGACCGCGGACACACGCTGGCGTTCCCGCGCCGGTGGATCGACCGATTCCCGACTGAATGAAGAAGGCCCCGCCGGCGCGCCAACGCCGACGGGGTTCTTCCAGCTCAGACACCAACTCAACCTTGGAGTCCGACCCGTGAAGAACGATAAGCGCGAGCCCACCGCCGCGCCAGCACGAACAAAGAAGAAGCCGACGGCCGCCGAGAAGCTCGCCGCCGCCGCCCAGGCCGCCGCCGACGTCCGCGCCTACGACACCAATCCCGACGTCATCGCCTACCGCATCGAACGGATGCGGGCCCGCGTCGACCGGCTCATGTGGGCAGGCGTCGTCATCGGCCTGGCGTTCACCGCGGCCAATGTGCAGCAGTTCGCTGCGCGCGACGCCGAACCGTGGTCGATCCCGTGGTGCATCGCCTGGCTGCTGGACCCCACGGTCTCGCTCATCCTCCTGGGGACGCTGCTCGGTGAGCAGGTGATCGCCCGCCACCAGATCAAGGCGGGGCCGTGGATCCGCCGTACGAAGTGGATCGCGCTGCTTCTCACGTACCTGATGAACACGTGGAGCTCGTGGCAGGCGAAGGACCCGGCGGCCATCCTGCTGCACAGCGTCCCGCCCGCGATCGTGTTCTGCGCGGCCGAGGCGATCACCACGCTGAAGCACCAGATCACCGAGGCCGTCCACAAGGCGTACGAGACAGCCGCCGTACGGGCCCGTGCCGCCGCCCCCGCACCCGTCCGTACGGCTCCCCTACGGCGCTCCCTCGTGTTCCGTACGGCTCCCCGTACGGAGGGGCCTCGCGTGGTGCGCATCGCCCGTACGTTCGCCTTCCGTACGGGGCCCGTGATCGAGCCCGTACGCGTCCTCCGGAGGGCGTTCACCTTCCAGCCCGGCGCCCGTACCGCCCGTACGGAGCACCCGCCGGCACCGGCTCCCGCGCCGGTCGACCTGCCCGTCGAGAAGGAGGCGTTCGTCCGTACGCTCCGCGAGGAAATCCTCGCCGCGGCCGAGCGCGGCGATCGGTGGGGGCCGGACTACGAGGCGCTCATGACCCGTACGCGGCGCTCCCGATCATGGGTGGAGAAGCGCGTACGGGAAGCCCGCATGCAGGTGTTCCGTACGGGTGAGGCGGCGGCATGAGCGACCAGGACAACCGGCCGACGTCGCCCAAGACGATCAGCGACGAGCAGTGGGCCGACCTGATGCGCCGCCGCGAGAAGGGCCGCACCCGCAGCATGTTCGACCCGGACGAGGTGCGGCAGCGCAAGCAGTCCACCGACCAGGCCAGGAAGCGGCGGTGGAGCTGAACACGGCCAGCGCGGAGGGCGGCGGCGAACTCGCAGTCCAGGAGTCGCCGCCGCCCGCCGTCCCCTCGACGCCGGCATCCCGCGAGATCGAGCTCGAAGGGCACGTCGTGCCCGACTACGAGCGCGAGCTCGGCCCGATCCTGCCCACCTGGGCCACCACGCGGCAGGGCTGGCAGGCGCAGATCAAGCTTCACACCCGCAAGATGGCCTACATCGCTGCCTGGCACGCTGTCCGTTCGCCCAAGTACGGCGGCCGGCTCGCGCTGCGCACGCTGATCGGGTCCGCGGTGGGGGTGCGCGCGGGCTGGCGGTTCGTCACCGCCTACGATCACAAGCTGGTCGTCGACCAGGCGCTCACCGAGGGGCGTAAGAAGGACGCCGCGAACGAGCGGGCCACCAGGCGGGCGGAGATCTGGCGCCGCACCAAGTGGACGGCCGGGCTCGGCCTGCCAGGACTCGGGCTGCTCAACGCGCTGGTCACGCATTACCCGTTGCTGCCGTACGGGCTCGGCGTGCTGGCCGCGTCCGCCGCCGCCGTCACCGGGACCACGGTCAGCGAGGCCGCCGTCATGGACGCCCCCGCCCTGCCCGTTCGCCTCGACCTCGCCCCGGAGCACCTCAACGAGGCGTTCCGCGCGGCCGGGCTGATCAAGGCCGGGCAGGCCCTCACCCTCGTCCAGGGCGTCATCCGCGACGGCAAGGGCTGGTCCGCGGTCATCGACCTGCCACGCGGCTGCGGCCGGACCGCCAACGACGTCCTATCGCGCAGGGAGCTCCTCGCGGCCGAGCTCGGCGTCGACGAGATCCAGCTCATCATGTCCCGGGTGCGCGCCCACGCCGGCGGGCACGGCGGCCGGATCGCCCTGTGGGTGGCAGACGACGACCCCTACATGGGGCCGCCCACCACCTCGCCCATGGCCAAGGCCGACACCTGGTCGGTATGGGATCCGATCCCGTTCGGCGTCGACGCCCGCGGCAACCGGATCGTCCTGTCGATCCTGTGGCAGTCCATGTTCTTCGGCGGCCTCCCCAGGCGCGGCAAGACCTTCTCGCAGCGGCTGCTGACCGCGGCCGGCGTGCTCGACGCGTGGGTGCGCCACTACGTCGCCGACGGCAAGGGCGGCGCCGACTGGATGCCCATGCGTTCGGTGGCACACCGGCTGATCCTCGGCGCCGAGGACGACGCCATCGCCGCCCTGGTGGCCATGCTGGACGAGCTGATCGTGGAGATGGAGCGGCGCTTCCGGATCTTCCGGGATCTGCCCACGTCGGTGTGCCCGGAGTCGAAGCTGACGCCGCACATCATGCGCAAATACCGGATGCCGTTGATCTTCGTCACGATCGACGAGCTGCAGGAGTACTTCACCGCGATGGACAAGGACCTCAAGGACGAGGTCATCAACAAGCTGTGCAGAATCGCCCGGCGCGGCCCTGCCGCGGGCTTCATCTGCAACTTCGCCTCGCAGCGGCCGGACGCCGACTCGGTGCCGACCAAGCTGCGGGAGATCATCACCATCCGGTATTCGACGCAGGTCGTCGACAAGACCAGCTCGGACATGGTGCTCGGCAAGGGCAAGGCCGCCCAGGGCGCCGACGCCAGCATCCTGCAGGAGGAGCACAAGGGCGTCGGGGTGCTCATCACCGGGCCCGGCTCCTACGTCATCCCGAAGTGCGATTACCTCGACAACGCGGCGTTCGCCGACATCTGCCAACGCGGCCGAAAGCTGCGCGAAGATGCGGGCCTGCTGTCCGGGGACGCCGTGGGCGATGTGGTGTCCGCCGCGGAGGCAGCCGGCCGAGCGATCCCCGCGGTCATCTCGGACGTGCTGTACGTGATGCACAACAGCCCGCGCATGTTCACCAGCGACATCCTCACCGGGCTGGTGAACGTCGATGAGGACACCTACGGCGACTGGGACCCGAGCATCCTCGCCGAGGAGCTCGAGCGCGCCGGCGTCCGCCGCGAGACGAAGCAGGTGAAGATCGACGGCCAGAACCGGGCCGGATACAACCGACGCGACATCGAGGACGCGGTGCCGGTCGAGCTGTTCGACACACCGCTGGCAGCGCCCAGATGAGCAACCACCAGGGACGGCGCGGCCCCCCTCTACCCCCGCTACCTGCCTGGTGGCAGGCCGCTACCGCCCCCATGACCCGGGTAGAGGGCCCCCTCTACATGAGGTGCTCACGGTAGAGGCCGGCCGCCGCTCGTTCGATCCGCCCACCGGTAGAGGGGGTCCCCTCTACCTCACAGAAAGCGCAGGGAACCGTGAGCGATGAAACCGCTGGTGCACTCATCTTCTTCTGCTTGGTGGTGCGCGCCGCCATCGTGGTCGTCTACGACCGGTCCCGGCACCGGTGGAGCAACTGCGGGTGCAAGGGAGGCCGCATCTACAGCAGCCTGTCGGGCCGATGGCGCCTGTGCCCTCGCTGCGGTGGCGCAGGCGTTCGCGGCCCGAAGTGAGGCGCATCTGTGCTGTTGTCGCGCTCACGTTGCCGCTCGTGGGGGCATGCGCCGACTACACCACGAGCCCGGCCGGGAGGGTGGTCGACCGCGGACGCCGCTGGGTAGCGGTCGTCGAGGACGGCAGTGGTCGTGAAGCGCGACATGAGACGAGCAGGACTGTCGCCCGCCGCTGCTCGATCGGGGAGCGCTGGCCAGACTGCGCCTGACTATGGACGCTGCTCGTCGACGAGGTGCTGCACGAGCGTGGCCGCGCGCGCGACCTCTGTCTGGAGGACCTCCAGGGCTCGCAGTGCCTCCTCGGGGTCCGGCGAGCGGTCGTGTGCGGCTGCCGTCATCTGGTCGAGGATGCCCTCAGCCGCGTGCCGTACCGGGTGGAGCACGGACACCAGGATGCGGTCGCGGGCGTTCACATAGGCCACCCTACTACTCGACTCGAACGCGCGTTCGCACGGGTGTCCGCTTCCGGACATGCCGATCACGCATGTAACGCAAACCACACCCGTCACTGGAACGTCCCAACCCCCACCCGCTCTCCCGAAGATCAGGAGACCCCATGACCTACCCCTATGGGCAGGATCAGCCCGGATACCCGCCGCAGCAGCCGTACCCGCCCCAAGGGGGCTACGGCTACCCGCCCGGCCCGCCGCCGCGCCGCAAGAAGAAGAGCAACGCCCCGATGGTGTTAGCGATCATCGGCGCCGTGGTCCTCGTGCTCTTCGGCGGCTGCGCCGTGCTCGTCGCCGCGGTGGGGGGAGGCGGCGACGGCAAGCCGCGCTCGACCACAGCGGCAGAGCAGCCCGCCGGCGACGACGAGCCGAAGGGTGAGGCGAAGACCGCGGGCATCGGCACCGAGGTGAGGGACGGCAAGTTCGCGTTCACGGTGACCAAGGTGGAGAAGCGGGCCCGCGTCGGCAGCGAGTTGCTCGGCACGGACGCCCAGGGCGTGTTCCTGCTCGTGCACATCACGGTCGAGAACATCGGCGACGAAGCGCAGGCGTTCACCAGCACCGCACAGAAGCTGCACGCGGGCGGCAAGGAGTACGAGGCCGACGCAGGCGCGGCCATCTACCTCAAGGACTCGAAGTCGCTGTACGAGAAGATCAACCCCGGCAACAACGTGAAGGGCGTCGTGCTCTTCGACGTGCCCAAGAACCTGAAGCCTGAGACTCTCGAACTGCACGACAGTGTGTTCTCTGACGGGGTCAAGGTGAGCCTCTCGTGACCCGCGTCTGGTACGAGCGAGACCTGCGCGTTCTGCAGGCGATCGTTCAACTGAAGGATGAGAACCCGGGGCAGCCCATTCCTCGTGAGGATGTCGCCGAGACGACGGGGATGGACGAGGAGACGGTGCGTCGCGCGATCTACTCGCTGATGGATGAACCCTACCTGGAGACGGGGGGCTCACTGATCGACAACCACGAGTACGTCAAGAGGGTGCTCGGCAATGGGAAGCGGGCAGCGGAGTTCTGGCCCACACCCGACAACGTGGCCGAGCTGTTGCGCGACGCACTCCTCCAGGCGGCCGAGCGAGAGCCTGACGAGGAGAAGCGCGGCAAGCTGCGAGCCCTCGGCGCCTGGCTGGCCGAGGGCGGCCGGGACACCGTGAGCGGCGCCTTCGGCAGCATGCTGGGGACCCTGCTCGGCGGTTGACGTACCCACGACGAAGACGGCCCCCACCCCACCGTGATGGTGGGGTGGGGGCCGTCTTCGTGTCGTGACTACCGCTGGGACGCGGGCAAGTCCGGGCGTGGCTCGTGTTTCGCGACGTACCCGGCAACGTAGGTGACCAGGCCAGGCACGAGCGGGATCGCGAGGGTCTCCAGCCAGTCGGGCAGGAACGCGATGAGGTCGAGGTTCGCCTGGACGGCCTGCAGCGGGGCCAGGATGGCGAGCAGGCCGAGGTAGGCCCCTGCTGTGCCAGCCTTGACCTTTGACTCGACCTTGGGCTTGCTGTAGCTGATGGGCTCTCCGTGCATGCTTCTCCTCCTTCAGGAGATGCGAAAGCCCCGGGCCGAGCGGCACCGGGGCAGGGGGTGACGTCGAGACGTCAGGAGGCGGGCGACGGGGACGCGCTCGGGGTCGGCTTCGCGCACGCGTACGCCGGGACACCGCCGGTCGCGTCCGTGCCGCGCGTGCACAGCACCGTGGTGCCGTCGTACGAGAACTGCATCTTGGCCGGCATCTGGAACGGCTTCGGCACCCCGTCGATCGACGGCACCAGCACCTTGCGCTCGCCTGCCCGGCACTTGCCGTGGCGGCTCTTGGGCAGGTTCTTGGCCTCGAGGACGCGCACCGCGCCGGTCTTGGAGATGCAGAGGCCGTAGGACTTGGCGGGCTCCTTAGCGGCGACGGAGGCGGCGGCGATGCCTGCTCCGCCGAGGAGGAGGGCGGCGAGGGCGAGGAGGGGCAGGATCTTCTTCAGCACGAGGTGCTCCTGTGCTCGGGGACAAGGGACTCACAACCCAGCAACGCCCAACGCGCGGCCGGGACGACTCAGGGGAGGGGAGGGCTACGAGAGGGCAGCGACCCAGCAGGAGCGATCCCACGTGGTGCTCGTGCCGAGCTTCTTGGCCTTCTTGAACGCGGCCACCTGCGCGGCGAGGTCGGTGTCCTCCTTGCTGTACTCGGTGGAGTGCAGGTTGGCCGGGGTGTAGCCGCGGGCGTGCAGCAGCGCGCGCATGGTCTTCACGTGCCGGTGCTCGGCGCCCGGCTTGAGGGTGGGCAGGTCCTTCACGAGGTCCTCCGTCCACGAGGGGGTCGTGGGGGTGGTCGTCTTGGGCCGGGGTGCGCCGCGCCGGATCCACTCGTACAGCCGGTCGCCCGGACAATCCGTGGCGAACCCGTCCCGGTGCCCCCGGATCTCGCGGCCAGCGTCGCCGTGCTCACGCAGGTGCTCGATCGCGTCGACGATGGCGTGCAGCAGCTGGTCGCCGGGCACCGTGTAGCCGCTGGATCCGACGAGGGCGAGCACCGCATAATGCGCCGAGTTCAGCCCGGCGCCGTTCGCGGCGCAGAGGATGTGGGGGCCGCGGCCGACGAACACGCGCCGGTGCGGGCAGGCGACCAGGTTGTAGCCGATGTCCGAATACGGCTGTTCTCGCCCGCCGGCCATGTGCATCCGCTGGATGGACCGTACGAGGTCGACGCACTCCTGGTGGTCGTCCACGATCGTCACGGGGACGTGTCCGCCCGTGTAGTGGACCTTCACGCCCTTGGTGCTCGCGATGCGGGCGAGCGGCTTGGACGGCGGTTTCGCGCCCCAGGCAGCGCGGGAGACGATCTGGGCCATGGTCAGCCTCCTCGGGTGGCGATGAACGAGATGACGGCCAGGACCACGGACACGAGCGAGATGACGGCGGCCAACGAGGGGAGCGGCCACCGTCCGCGTTCCAGCACACGGATGCGGGTCTCGTGGTCGGTCAGGTCCTTGAGGAGCTCGCCGTGCGCCTGGGCCACCTGCTGTACCTCGCCCCGTACGGCGTCGACCTTCCGATCGGTGGCCAAGAGCTGGTCGTAGATCTCGCGTGCTCCGATCTGGACAGGGCCGAGCGGGTCGAGCTGAGTCACAAGGCGCTCCGTTCGTGGGCACGGCGGCGCGCCGTGGTGTGGAGGGGGTGGCCGCCCGCGCCTCCCTTTGGGGCGCGCATCGGCCCGCGCGGGCGGCCGGGTCAGACGTCGACGATGCCCGCGTCGCGCAGGCGGGTGGTGAGGTCGAAGCCGTACTGGCGGGTGGCGCGCACGTCCTCGCGCAGGTCGGTCACGTAGCTGGCGCTGTAGCTGCCGGGAGCGGAGGCGCCGGCGAGCATGTTGGCCTGGTTGTCGATGGCCGCGGCCTGAGGGTGGATCATGGAGCGGTCGCCCATGGTGGAGCGCCAGCGCATCTCCCCACCGACGGTGACGTACAGGTAGGCGCCATCCGACGGCGTGGCCGGGGTGCCGCTGGAGGGAACCAGGAACGCGTCCGACGCCTTGGTGACCGTCAGTCCCTGCGCCTGGCCGGCCTGAGCTTCGAGGGCGGCGACACGGCGCGAGAGCTCCTGCAGGATCCGGTTCGGGTCGGTCGGGAACGGGTCAAGGAAGTTGCTCACTCAGGCACCTCCTGTTCGGTGATCAGCTGCACCTTGTCCTTGCCGCGCGAGCCGCGGTCGGCCGGCGACAGCGCCCAGCCGATGATCCGCTGGCTCACGTTGAGCCCGGCCGCCCCGTCGGCGGTGATCGCGTGCCAGGGGTTGGACAGCACGAAGCGGGCCCAGTCGCCGAGCCCGTTCGGATCGAGAGAGGGGTTCTTGCCGAGTACGAGGGATGCCGAGAACACGCGGGTTGAACCGGCAGCGCGGTCGGCCCAGTAGCGGGCGTAGGCATCCAGGACGCCCACGGTGGTGGACTGGCCGGGGTGCTGGATGCGCTTGTCGATGATCGGCCACCCGGCGGCGATGTGCGGCGTTTCGATCAGCGCCGACCGTGCCGGGACGCGGGTCTCGGTGGCGTCGCCCTCCGGGGTGCCTCCGATCACGCCGAACCGTGTCCCCCTGCGGAGCGCGGAGCGTTCCTCGCGCCAGGTGGTGAGGTCGCCGCCCTCCTGGAAGACGTGCACAGCAGACGGGTTGGAGATCTTGGGGGCGCCCCACTCCCACGAGCGGACGATCGAGCCGCCGATCACGGTCGGGTTGACCACCCACTCGAAGCCGCCGTCCGTCCTGGCGTAGTCGGTCAGGAGCCGCCCGTAGGTCGTGTTCGCCGACGTCGCCGCAGCCAACGCGCGTACGCTGCCGGAGGTGCCGGCCATCAACCCGAGGCCGATGTTGGAGGCGGCCGTGGCCTGCATGTGCAGGATCAGGTCGCGGGCGTTGGCGATCTGATCAGCGGCGAAAGACACGTCGTCTTCCAGGTTCACGCTGTGCAGGTAGCCGTCCAGCGTGGATCCCTGCAGCTGGATGCCGACGCCCTTGGCCCCTTCGGGACGTTCGATGACGGCGGTGTGCAGCCAGTAGACGCCCCAGAGGATCCCGGAGCGCCAGCAGTGCACGACGAGCCGGCCGGGTCCCACGCTGAGGTCGGTGGGGTCGGCGGGGATGATCTCCTGGATGCGGCGGGCCACCCGCCGGTTTGGCACGGCCAGGCTGGCCTGGAAGGTTCCGGGCTCGCCGAGCCGCCGGTCCATGGTCACGCCGGACAGGTTGGTGAACTCGCCGACGTACACGCCGGTGAGCAGGTCATGCACCGTGTAGCGCATCCGCGTGGTGCCGCGCGAGGGTGACGTGGCGGGGAACTCGGGCGGCGTGGGCGGGGTGCCGCCGCCGCTGCCGCTGGCGGAGGCGACCAGCACGGTGATGCCCAGCCGATCGGCCAGCAGCGCCGACGGGGTGAGCGCCACCTCATCCAGTGGCGCCGAGGAGGAGTAGGCGCGCACGGCCAGGCAGCTGGTCGTGGAGGTGCCGGACTGCATGGAGCGCTGCTCATATCCGGGCGGCGAGTCCCAGGACACCGTGCCGGGGGTAAACGGGATGCCTGCCTGATAGCGGATCTCCAGCCCGGACGAGGAGCTCGGCACGGCGGCCGGGCAGGTGTCGGTGCCGCCGACCACGATGAGCACGCCTGCGGGGTTGGCGCCGCTGATGGCCAGGATGTGGATGGTGCCCTTGGCGGTCAGGCCCTGCTGCAGCCCGTAGACGTCGGTCTCGTCGGCTTGGGCCGTCTTCTGGTAGACCTTGGTGCCGACCCAGCCGAACCCCGTCTGCTGCTGCTTTTCGACCCAGCCGTCGGCTTCACCGAACTCCATGCTGATCATGGCGCCGGTGTCGCTGGACTGCCAGGCCAGCAGCACATCCCCGGCCTGGACCTCGTCACGGAGGACGAACGCGGTAGGGGTGGAGACGGCGGCAGCGGCCACAGACCGCACGGAGGCAACCACCAGCGATCACACCCCCCTGGTGTTGAAGCGGGTCAGATCCAGCCGTGCCGCCAGAACACCAGCGCCGCAGGTGCGGTCCCGCCGGTCGTCTCGTACGAGATGGAGGAGTCGCCGCGGCCGAGCACCCAGTCCTTGACCGCCGCGCTGGCGCCGGTGAGCGCGTTCATGTGCGAGGTGGCGCCGATGACCGCGGTCAGCTGCTTGACGTCGACCACGAGCGCCTGGCCGGAGCCGACCGTGACGTCGAACTCCAGCACGCGCAGGTCGGTGGAACCGTCGCCTAGCGTGCGCTCGATCTCGATGCGCGGCTGCGTCGCCGGCCCCGGAAACCGGATGATCGGCTTCACGCTGGTGTTGCCGGCGTTGTGCACGGTGACTGTGCCACCGTCAGCGATGACGGCGTTCTGCAGCGACCGGTCGAACAGGCGCGGGTCGGAGCACTCCCACTGGACCACCACGGCGGATGCGTGCCCGATCCGGTAGCGCCTTTCGATGCCGCCCGGTGAGCGGCGCATGACCGCGCCCTCAGTGATGTAGATCCGGTCCAACACCTGGATCGCCAGCGAGAGTTCCTCGTCAGCTTCGGCCTTCGGCGTGTTCTGGCGCAGGTCTTCCATCACCTCGCGCATCTGCTCGCGCGGCACCGAGACCAAGAACGTGGCTTCGATGATGCGGGGCAGGGCGAGCTTCTCGCCCGACATGGCGCCGTCCTCGGTCGGGTGCGGCACGTTGCCGTTGTCGAGCGCTGGCAGGTCGATGTCGGCGCCGACCAGCTGGACCAGCCGGTACGGGGTGCCGCTACCCATCTTGAATCCGTTAAACGACAGTTGGCCGGGCCCGTCCAGATCGTCGCCAGGATTGATCGGGACGACCACGCCGGGGCTCGGCAGGCTCCAGGCGGCCACGACAGGCGCGGCGTGCACGTTCACCGACACCGACACCGCCGGCGTGGGCACAGACCACGGGGCGATGACCGGTCCGGGCTGGACTTGGGTGGGCGGGGTGGTGCCGGTGAACACATCCGGCGTCGGTACCGACCACGGGGCGATGACCGGTCCGGGCTGGACGCCCGTGCCGAGCGAGATGCCAGGTGCCGGGACCGACCAGGGCGCGGTGACCGGGCCCGGGGTGGCCTCGGCGGACACCGACAGCGGGGTGCGAACCTTGCGACGAGTTGGCCGCCAGGAGATGCCCGGCCCATCCTCCGTCGAGGTGTTGGCGCCGCCGGACAGGGTCTGGCCGTTTCCGGAGTAGTCGGTTGTCTCGTTGCGGGTGAACGGATACCACGCCCGCAGGTTGGCGGTGCGGCGCGGCTGGTAGAAGCCGAACTCGGCCTCCAGCTCGGCCTGCGACAGGTTCGTGGTCCAGTGTTTGAACGCGGCCAGGCAGCCGTCCAGCCATTCACCGCTGACGTCGGACTCGCCCAGACGGAAGATGTCCTGGACGGTGCCGCCGGCGGTACCGTTCGACCAGGTCGACACCGTGAACGACGTGTCGGTAAGGCTGCGGGTGAGCATGACGCCGTTGGCGCCGTTCACCGCGACGGCGACGTAGTACCAGGTGCCGACAGTCAGGTTGCGGGTGCCACGCAGCGGGTCGCCGAAACCGTCGTCGACCTGCTGAAAGGAGACGCTGGTGCCGTCCGCGCCGGTGCGCAGCATGGCGTAGTCCTCGTCCAGCCCGTCGGTCAGCTCCCAGACGGTGACGTTGGTGTTCCGGTCGGTCGACAGCTTGACCCAGCAGGCGATAGAGAACGCGGTGACCGTGCCCAGGCTGATCGTCCGGCTGTAGTCCTCGCCGTCCGCGGAGAACCTGACCGCCACAGAGCACCCCCTACGTGTCGGAGTAGCTGATGCGGACCTCGGTCAGGGCGGCGTCGTTGGCCATCGTGTCGGCGGCGTTGGAGCCAATCCGCCGCACCCGCACATACACCTCGTCGCCGGCCGCCACCGAGTCGAGGTTGGACACGGTGATGGTGGCCTTGTGCAGCCGCTTGCTGGTGGTGCCCAGGTGCGTGTCGTCCACCGTGTGAGCGGTCGCCAACGACTTGGTCTCCACGTCCTGGCTGTCCGACTCGGGAGTGATGGCGGCGATGGCCACCTCCCAGCGGACCACCCCGGTGGTGGCGTTGACCGCGTACCAGATCAGATCCACGGTCAGGTTGCCGGAGCCGTAGCTGACCGCCTCGATCTTCCAAAACGCCGCCTCGTCGGTGGCCGCGTCGTACAGAAGCCGGGCGACCGGGAAGTTGGTGCCGTTGATCTTGTCGAATGCGGCCAGGTTGCTGCCGAGGACCTGGGCCTCTTCGGGCAGCAGCGTCTGTCGTACCGTCGCCACGCGCTCCTCCTACGGGGTGTAGTCCAGCGCGGCGAGGCCGACCGGATCGTGCGTGACCAAGAATGTGCCGTCCTGGGTCTCGAACTCGGCGCCGAACCAGGTGGCGTGGAAGATCCGATTCGAGATGCTGGGGACGTAGGAGATGTAGCCGTGCGCGATGATCGTCGAGCTGGTGATCTGCAGGTTGTCCGCATCCCACCGCAGCTGACCGGAGACCAGCGCCAACGTGGTGTTGAGGATGAGGATGCCGCCCGCCGTGTACCCAGCGCCCGAGCTCTCGCCAGAGTTCCACGGCGCGGAGCCGTAGGCGGGCGCCGCCTGCGAGAAGTCGGGTGTGACCGACGCCCCCCAGAACGCCGCCTTCATCGTCTCAACAGTCAGGTCGATGGACAGGTCGGACGGGTCCCACTGGTCCATCTGGGTGCCGCCCATCACACCGGAAGCACTCCACGCCATCACGCACCCCCAGCTGCTGCGAGCTCGTCCATCGCCTGCACCAGAGGCCCGAACTGGGCTTGGATGCGCTTGTGCCTGGCCTCCAGGAAGGCGAGCGCGGCCTCCAGCTCGCCGATCCGCTTGTCCGCCGTGCCAGCCTTGGCCAGCCGCGCCGACTTCAGCTCGCGCTGCACGTCGGCGATCTTGTCGGGGAGGATAGCCAGCTCGTCCTTGGCGCGCAGCCAGGCACGCGTCTCGTGCATGGTGGCCATCGCCTCACGCTTTGCCGCCCGCGTTTCGTCGCTCAGCTCGTCGGCGTATTCGGACTTCGCGCCGGCCAGCTGGTCCTCGACGTCGGCGCACGCCAGGACCAGCCGGGCCTCTGCCCGGGAACGGATGCTCACCAGACCACCGCCTTCCCGGTGACCAGCGGGGCGCGCACGTGCACGTCCTGGTGGTCACCTCCCTTGTCGGTGCGGTTCGTCGTGGTCGCGACCGCGCCGGACTCGGTCAGGCTGGTGACCTCCCGGTGCCGCCGGCCGTCCTCGTCGCGCCGCTCGCGCCGGACCGGCGTGGACCGGCCGCCGTGCACCTGGAGGCCCTTGCCGCGCAGATAGGCGCCGTAGGTGCCGTGCACGGCAGGGTCGTACCGCTCGTAGGTGGACATGCTGAGATCGCCTCCTCTCAACTGGTGGAATTGGGGGTGGTGTCAGGCCAGGGCGCGGGCGGTGTACTCGAACCCGAACTGCGCCGCCAGCCGGGGGACGTCCGCCTCCTCGCGGATCGTCGAGCCGGACATGTCGACGTTGATGAACGTCCCGCCGCTCGGCTGCGCCGCGTTCGTCAGGGCCGCGTCTGGCCTGGACACGTAGTCCACGCCGGTCATCGGCGCGATCCGGTCCTCCCTGATCGTCATCGACTGCTTCTGCTGCCGCTTGGCGTTCCACTTCGCCATGTCCTCGGCCAGCCGGTCCATTTGCGTCTTGGCCTCGGCGCGCGCCGAGGCGACCGCCTTGCCGATGACGGCCTTCATGACCTGCTGCAGGGTCGGCCCCATGGACGCGGCGCCGTTCGCCATGCCCTGCATGGTCTGGACGCCGATCTCGTGGAAAACGCGGCTCGGCGACTTGATGCCGAGCAGGTTCTTCGCGCCCTGGACCGCGTCGCGGACGACGCCCTTGGCCGCCTCGATCGCCTGGGCCGCCTTGGCTCTGATGCCGTTGATCAGGCCGTTGATCAGATCCTGGCCGGCCTGGGCGAGCAGCGCGCCGAGGTTGCCGAGCCCCGTCTTGATCCGGTCCGGCATGCTCTTGACGTAGGCGACGACGTTGGCGATGCCGTCGGAGACCCGCTTCTTGATCTGCTCCCAGGAGACGCCGGTAGCGTTCTGCACGAAGTCCCAGGCGGCCTTTATCTGGTTCTGGATGAGGCCGAGGGCGCCGGTCAGGATCGACTTGACGATCTCCCACAGGCCCTTCCAGATGGATTCGAGGCCGGACTTGAGTCGCTGCCAGTCGCCGGTGAGCAGGCCGGCGGCCACGTCGAGGATGCCTTTGACGGTCTGCCAAAAGCCGTTCCAGACGCCAAGGAAGGTGTCTACCAGGATCGACAGCGCGTTGAGGATGTCGTCGCCGAACTCGGACCAAAGGGCGGAGACAACGTCGATGGCCGACTTGATGGCCTCCGACATGTGGTTCCAGCCCTCTTCGAGCTTGGCGCCCCACTCGCTGATCTTGCCCTGGTTGTCGGAGATCCACTGTGCGACCGTCTCGAAGACCTCGGAGAAGAACGTCTTGACCTTGGTGAAGATCTCGCCTATGCACTCGGCCCAAGCGCCCAGGGTGGTTGAGCTGTCGTTCCACGCGGTCTTGAAAGCTTCGATCTTGGTCAGGCCCCAGGCGATGAACTCGAAGAACTTCGAGATCGCCCCGCCGAGGGTGGTGAGGAAGAACTCCGCGACGGGCTTGCCGTGCTCGACGATCGTGGGCAGGGTCTCGATCAGGGTGTCGATGACGTTGATGGCGACGTCGAAGGCGGTCTCGATCAGCGGCGCGACCTCGACGAAGACCTTGCCAAGCATGGCCGCGAACGGCTTGATCTTGCCCTCGATCCGCTGCAGACCTTCGAGCAAGGGCCCACGCAGCGGCTCGGCCGCCTCCCGGAACGCCTTCAGGGCCGTTTTGCCGAGAGACTCGACTTCCTTCTTGACCTGCTTGTTCGCGGCCAGGAACACGCCGAGCTGCAGCACACCGAGCGTGATCGCGCCACCGATCGCCGCGACCGCCGCCGCGGTGGCGAGCGCGGCCACACCGAGCCCGACCACGCCGAGAGTGGCCACCTTGGAGAAGGCCATGACGCCGCCCAGCCCGGCCTGCGCCACGTCGAACGCACCGCTCAGGGCGTTCTTGAAGCGGCTGCCGCCGCGCTCCGCCCCGTCACCGATCCCGTCGCTGATGACGTCGCCGGAGTCGCGGACCTTCTTCTCGACCCCGTCGAGGGCGTCCTCGACGCCGTCCACGAGCCGCGCGAGGTCGGAGAGGGCCTCGTCTGGGTCCATGCCTTCGCCGATCGCGTCCGCCACCCGCGTGAACGCCGTGGCGACCGTGGACTCGATGCTGCCTGTCGTGCTGCTGGTGGTGGACTCCAGGCGGCGCAGCCGCCCTTCGGCTCTGACGAGGCCGCGGTCGAAGCCCTTGTCTTCGAGGTCGATGTAGCCGACCAGCTCGCCCACGGTCATCGACATGAGAGGTCACCGCCTCCCGCGCGCTGGGTCAGAGAGTGTTCAGGTAGGACTGGGCCTGCTCCCCTGACAGCTCAATGGGCTCGTTCTGTACGACCAGCCGGTACACGGCGTCCCTCGACAGGCCGGCCAGGAGGGTCTGGAACTGCCGACGGGTGAGCTGGCCTATCTCTTGCGGCGAGAGGCCGTACTCGCGCCGGAAGTCCGCTTCGATGAACGGCCAGAACCGCCGGATCTGGCGCTCTTGCGGGTCGAGCTCGCCGGGGCTTTTCCCTGGTTGTTGTTCCGCTTCTGGATGAGCTCGTACGCCTCGCGGAACGACATCGTGCGGCCCTTGCCGTTGGCCATGCCCCAGGCGAGCACGACCTCGAACTCTCGGCCCGTCATGCCGGCGTCGATCCACGCGTCGAGGACATCGACGCCGAACAGCTCGGCGACCAGCTCGGCGAAGGCCGCTTCGTCGCTCGCGTCTTTCAGCTGGTCGACCTTCCGCTCGAACAGCAGCGGCAGATCGTGCGGGACGCGGACTTCGACGCCGCGGATGGTCTGGGTTGGCGGGCCGGTGCGCTCGGCTGCTTCCTTGCGCTGGACTTCGGCCCAGAAGTCGTCCCAGCTCTCATGCTCGTTGGGCTCTTCGACGTTGTCGAGGTCGGTGTCGAGTGGCTCGGAGTTCGACATGGGTTAGCTCACCGCCGCCGTGGTGCTCAGTCCGGACTTGGTGATGGTGGCCGCCCAGGCGCTCTTGGCGTTCGACTCGCCGCCGGACTCGCCAAGGGAGAAGGTGCACGTCCAGATGCGCCACGTCGTCTGCGTGGGGTGCCGGAACCGGATCCGGCCGAGACTGTCGGAGCCGACCTTGTCCTCGCCCGCCATCTCCTCCACCCGGGCCCGGCCCGGCTGCAGCGCCCCGGTGAGGTGGTCCTTCAGCTCCAGGCCGGCCAGCTCCATCGTGGCGCCACGCTGCATGATCTCCTGCTCGTAGGCGCCCTCCGAGTCGAAATCGCCGGTGTCCGCGGTCTCCTCGTTCTCGCCGCGGTTGATGGTCACGCCGGCGAGGTTCTCGACGCGCAGCCACGTGTCCGGAGTCGAGGATTCCACCTCGACCACGATGTCTCTCGCGTTGATCTTCCGCTGGGTCACGGGTCACTCCTGTTCGTGCTGGTCCTGCTGACGTCGCAGCGGAGGTTGACGGTGTACTCAGGACGCTGATTGCTGTCGAGGCCGATGAAGACGGGCCCGGCCTGGAGGGCGACGGCGAGCTGCAGCCAGGTGCCGCCCGGGAGGGTGAGCGTGCCGAGGCCGTTGAGCCGGTCGTAGACGAGCTCGGCGTCCCGCTCAGCGATGCGCACGTCGGTCGCGGGCCCGCGGACGCGGGCTTGGATGCGGGGCTCGTCGTAGTTGTCGGCGAGGCTGCTCTCGGCTCCGCCGTACCTGGCCAGGACCACGCACCGGTCCGGCGACGCTGGCATCTTCGTGCTGAAGACGGGGCCCAGGTCGAGGGCCATCGCGGTGAGCAGCTGCTGGAACTCCTCCAGGAGCGTCATGATCGGAGGCTCCGCCGAATCTGGGCTGCGACCAGCTCCATCATCGTGGCCGCCTCGGTGTTGAGCGGCTCCTCCAGGTACTTGGCCTGCCTGCCCGGGTCGTGCTTCCAGGTGAGCTCTTCGTGCTGGCGGACCGCGTACGGGGTGTCGTAGGAGACGGCGGCTCGCAGGTTGGCCTCGTCCGCGCTGACGGTCCCGGAGCGCTCCAGGGTGCCCTCCTCGTGCGGCACCAGCTCCCGGCTGACCTGGAGGAGGTGCTCGGCCGCGACCTTCAGGCCCTTGACGGCGCCGGCGCGCTGCCGGGCCTTGATCTGCTGGGTGTTGAGCTTGAGGCGTGCACGTTGCGGCACGGCGTCCACCTCCTACTGGAGTGCGACTTCGAGGTGGTCCGGGGTGGGGAGGCCGCCGCCGTCCCGCCGCAGCGCGGCCAGGACCTGCGCCTGGCGGCCGGTCATGGTCACTCGGGAGCCGGGCGGGCAGGTGGTGTCGAGCGGCATGTAGATGACCGTGCGCGCCACGATCTCCTCGCCCTCGTTGTTGAGGATCTTCTGAAGGCGGTCGTCGACGAAGCACGTCACGGTGACCGGCGGGCCGTAAAGGGGCTCGAACGTGCCCTGCTCGATGGACGGCTCGACGGTCACGGTGTGCCTGAGCAGGTATGACGGCAGGCTACCCATCGGCCACCGCGCACGGCCGGTACGTGTACGGCTCGTGGCCGGTGAGCCCGGCCTGCTGCAGGATCGCCCACGCTTGTGGTGCGAGGCGGGTGGCGGCCGAGCCTCCACCACCCGCCCCGGTCTGGGACCCGCGGCCGAGCCGGACGGAGCCGATCTGCACGTCGCTGTACTCGGCCGACGCGCCCGTCCCGGTCTCGCCGACTTCCAGCCAGGCGGCCACCTGCTCGCAGGTTGCGTCCCGCAGCGCTGCGATGTGCTCAGGATCGGTGGGCAGGCCGTCCTCGTCCACCTCGTACACGGCGGTGAGCAGCGCCTGGTCGACGAGTCGGGTGGCGCGGTCGAGCAGCAGCGCGGCGTTTGCCGGCGCCGGGGTGACGTAGGTGGGGGCGAGGTCGTTGACGGTCGCGTACGCCATGCCGTACCTCCTCGGAGTCGGACGTGGGCGGGCAGCGCACCCTCACGAACACCGGCCCGCCCACGCGCTCGAAGGCCCTCAGTCGAGGGCGGCCACCATCACGCCGGTCGGCGTCGTCCCCGTGTAGTTGACGTGCACCGTGCCGTCCGCCTGCCGGAACTCCGGCCCGAACGGGCCGAAGACCCGCCTCGTGCCGGCGCTCATGGCCTGGGACAGGTCGGCGACCGCGAGCGCGGACCGGCCGACCGTGGCCGCGGTGGGGATGCCGACGGTGAGGGACGCGTCGTCGCCGTTGAGGACGTAGAAGCGCCGCGTGGGTGTCCACACGAAGCTGTTGCCGTCGGTGATCTCGGCCGCCTGGTCGACGGCGTCCAAGTCCACTCCGGACTCGGACGAGGCGACTGCGGTAAGTGCGACTCGTGCCATGGGTCAGCTCACAATCGCGATCGGGCACTTGGCCACGCCGGTCTGCGTGCCGGTGGTGGCCGGAGCCACGTCTCCGGTCGCCGACCCGAACGTGAACCCGAGCGCCTTCGACCCGGTGTGCAGCGCAGCCGACGCGGTGACGATCGGCGCGCACCCGATCAGGGTCGGCACCGTCGAGGCGGTGACCGAAGTGGCGGCGATGTACCAGCCGTCCACCGTGATCGTCTTCGGTGTCGTGAGGGCGAGCTTGCGGGCCGTGTTGGCCGCCCACGCTGTGCTGCCCTGGGCGGCCGACTGCGCCAGCAGCGCGCCGTCGGGGTCGTACAGGGCGTGCCATCCGGCGGTGCCGGTGGCCAGCGCGGTGTTGCCGGCCACGAAGCTCACGCTGGTGACGACGTCGCCCTTGCGGAGCCAGATGCGGGTGCCGATGGCGACGCCGGTGGCGGTGGCGGCCAGGTCGGACGTGCAGGCCCAGGCGGGGATGTTGGAGCGGACGAAGTTGCCCTGGTTGACGCCGGGGAGAGCGTTGAAGGGCACGTCGAGAGCGGCGGCGTCGGCGATGACGCCTTCGTAGTAGCGGCCGAGCGTCGTCACTGCTCGCCCTCCTTCTTCGGGTCGCTGGGGTCGGTCGGTGAGGCTGGCGGCGCGGCCGGCCCCTTCGGCGGTGCCGGAGGCTTGCCGGAGGTGCGCCTCTTCGGCTTCTCCTCCGGCTCGGGGAGCGGCTGGCCGGCGGCGTCGGTCTCGATCACGGTGTAGCCGGGACGCCGCTGGGCGAACAGCAGTGCGGAGCGGCCGACCTGGACGGCGTGCTCGTCGGCCATGCACATGCCGTCGGTGCGGGTGTCGTCGAAGGAGACGCGGGCGACGCCGTCGGCGAAGGAGACGGCGCCGACCCGGCCGGTGAAATCGGCGCGCGGGGCGCGGATCTCGAAGTACCTGATGCTCACGATGCGCCTCCTACTTGACCTTGATGTTGCGGAAGACGCCGCAGCTCCTGGCGTGCTTGAGCACGAGCGTGGCTGGGCCCATCTCCAGCTCGCCAGTCTTCACCGCGCCGCTGGTGGTCCAGTCGGGGTCCCACGTCTTCATCAGCGGCGACCCGGCGACGGAAGCACCGTGGAGGGCGTCCATACCGAACCGCACCGCGTACAGATCGGTGAGGTTGGTGATGTTGCCGCCACCGCCGCCGCCGTCAGGGTCACGCGTCTCGACCGGGACGATGTAGCTGTTGCCGGTGAAGTCGTCGTTCTTCGTGCCCAGGTCGACCAGGACAGCGTTGCCGTACCGCTCGATGGTGCGGCCCAGGCTGTCCTGGGTGATGTTGTACTGGCCGGCCCGCTTGGCGATGGCCTTGACGCGGTTCATCAGCAGGCGGTTGCCGAGCAGCGCGTCGGGCTCGCCGTTGAGCAGGCTGAGGAACTCGTCGAGCTGGTCGGAGACGGTGATGGACTCGTCGACGGTGTCGATGGTGGCCGGCGACCAGTCCACGTAGTAGGTGCTGGTGTTCTGGAAGTGCTCGGTGACCGAGCCGGTGAGGGCGACGTCGAGGCCGTCGAAGCCGAGCACGTTGGAGGCGTGGTCGCCGTTGATGAGCTGGTCGGCGAACGTCACCCGGCAGCCCTTGATCAGCTCCGACGTCTGGAACGCCATCTCGTCCGTGAGCCGCGGGCCCAGGTGTGCGAGCGCCCGGTCCAGGTTGTACGCACCACCGAACGGGTAGAGCGAGCTGGTGATCTGGGTGCGCTTCGCCTCGCTGGGCGTGTACTCGGTGTTGAAGGCGCGGAACTGGCCGCCGCGGGTCTGGGTGAGCCTGGCGTAGGTGTAGGTGAGCGTGCCGCCACCCGTGCCCGGGGTCGCCGTGTCGTCGAACGTGATCTGGTCGAGGAGCCAGCTCCCGCGCCGGGTCTCGTCGATCACTGCGTAATCGACGTCCGACGCGGCGTTGCGCTGGGCGTCCGCGAGGGTGATGGCCATCTCTCACTTCCTGTCTGGTTGTTACGTCTGCTGGCGGGCGTATGCCTCGCGGATGGACTTCGGTCGCTCCTGGTTGCCGACGCTGCCGTTGCCGCCGCCGAAGTCGCCGCCGGAGCTGGGCGGGGCTTTGGGGGCGAGCTTGGCCAGCTTGTCGACGGCCTTCTTGATTGCGGCGTCGTCGACGTCGCCCTTGTCGTCGACGAACTTGCCGACGTCGATCAGGTCGGCAGCGTCGCCCAGGTCGAGCCCCTTGCGGGCAAGCGCGGTCTCGAACTTGGCCTCGGCGAGCTTGCGGCCGGCGGCCACCGTGGCGGTGGTCTCGCCTTCCTTGCGTGCCTTTTCGACGGCCTTCTCCTGCTCGGACATGGACGCCTTGCGGACCTTGTCGAGCTCTTCGGCCGCGCTGCTGTTCTCCTTGGCCCGCTTCTCCCACTTGCGGGCCTCGGCCTTCCAGTCGGTCTCCGTTCCCTCCTGTGCAGGAGGTGCGGGCGGCTGGTTCGCGGGCGGGGTGTTCTCGCCGGTGCCGCCCTCGGGCGCGCCTTCGGATCCGCCTGCGATGAGGCGGATGGGCCGGCCGTTCTTGCGGTAGCCGATGATGGCGCCGGGGGCGTGGGACAGGTGCATGGTGGTCTCCCGTGCGGGATCGGTGGGGTGGCCCGTGCGGGCATGAAAAAGGCCCGCACCAGGCGGGCCGTGAAGGATGTGCGACAGCTAGTCGGTGATGACCAGCTGGTAGTCGGGCTCGAACAGGCTCGGGTCGAGCACGTCGGAAGCTGGCCGTCCGGCCTGGTAGGTGTCGGCGAGGATCCGCCACACCCGGGCCCCCGCACGCACCCCGGCGGCACCAGCCTCGTCGGAGTCGGCGAACCCCGCCGCCTCCCGGTTGTCGGCCCACACGTGGCCGAGCAACTGGCCGGTGGCGGCGTCGCGCAGCTCGGCCCGCCGGACGGGCCCGGCCGGGACGCCCGGGTAGGTGCCGGAGTCGGACACGTCGACGGGGGCGAACGCGGCGTCGGTCCACCGCGCATGCGGCTGGTCTGCCATGTTCGCCTCCCTCACTCGCCGTCGTCTGTGTAGCCGTCGTCGGCGTCGCCGTACGGGTCCGGCGCCCAGCCTGCGGGCTTCTCCCAATCGTCGGGCACGATCTCCAGCTCCATGAACCACGCGTCCCGCTTGGCGCGTCCGTCGTACCTCTTGTATACAGCGTGCACGACGTACCGGGAGTTCCTGCGGATCAAGACTTCCCGCTCGTCTTCCCCGAACCCGCTGACGGGCATGACGTTCATGGCGGCGTGATCCTTGGGGACGCGGATCATCAAGTAGACATCGCCGGTGAATCTCGCCCGGGCACCCACGCTGGTGGACATGAAGCCCAGCTCAGGGAAAGTCCGGCCGACCAGATCCTTCATTGTCTCAGGCCGGTCGACATCCGCGCCGAGGAATCCGGCGTATTGCGCGCCGACACCGCGGTGGACGATGAACGACTCGGGCGCCTTGGCCTTACGGAACGCTGCGTCGAGGCCGCCGAGCAGCTGATGGAACCGATCTCGGATCGACTGGTGGTCGGGGAGCTTGCCGCGCAGGCCGTCGTTGACCAGCATGTATTCGGGGCCGGTGTAGGCGCGCAGTGCCTGCCGTTCGGCGTCGGTGAGGTCGGGCATGGGTAGGCGGTCGCCGGCCCAGGCCAGGCCGTCGGCGTTCTTGCGGTGCCGTACGGCCTTGCGCATGCCAGGCGCCTGCGCGCGGGCCCGTTCTTCGGCTTCTCGGCGGGCCTTCTCTTCTGCTGCCTTCCGCGCGGCCTCTGCTTCTCGCCGCGTCTTCTCCTCGGCGGCGGCCTGGGCGGCTGCTGCCTTCGCCGCGGCGTCAGCGTCGGGGGTGTCAGGCAGGGCTTCTTGGACCGGCGGCTGTAGGTCGGTGACCGGCCCGCCCTTCGGGCCTCCTGCCTTCGGTAGGTTGCCGGCGCCGATCTGCTCGCGGTAGGGCAACCGCTTGAGCTTGGGGTGTTCGGCGAGATGGGCGCGGAGCGCAGCTTGGGCGGCGCGCACGCGGGCGCCTGCTTCCTTCTTCGCCTCGGGGGTGAGCGCCCCCACCGCAGCCTCCTTGGCCGCCCGGATTCTCCGTTCAAGGGCGCGCTGCTTCTGGCGGGCCTTGTTGCCCTCCGGGTCGGCGGTGCCTGTCTTGAGGGTGGTGACGCCGGGCAGGTACGCGCTGACAGAGTGGCGGCAGTTCGGGTGGAACAGGCCCTTGGCCATCGCGCCGGGCAGGGTGTCGGTTACGTCGACGGTGATGTACTCGTCGTCGCGGGTCGCATGCTCGACCTGGATTGGGCCGGTAGGCCCCACGTCGCGGCGCAGTACCTTCGACTCGAAGGGCCTGCAGACCTTGCACTCCTGCACGTTGTCGCTGACATAGACCAGGTCGATGTCGATGTCGGCGAGCCGGTCAGTCTGGCCCTGCACCGCGGCCCGCTGCGCGTTCGTCCTGGCCAGCATCTCGACGTAGGAGCTGAGCTTCCAGCGGCGGCCGGCGCGGTCGGTGAAGTCGACGATGCCCTTGTCCATGAGCCGCTGCCACGCTGCTTGGCTGGCCTCCCTGCGTGTGAATGCTCCGCTGGTGACGCGGGCTGCGGTCCCGGCCTGGACGGCACGGTAGGCGTCGAGCGGCGCCCTCAGGATGTTCATGTCGACTCGGCCGACGTCCCTGTGGAGGGCCTGGGCGATGTTCTCGAGGACGCGCGCGTTCGGCATCACCGCGGTGGCGCGGCGCGCCTGCTGGCCGACCCCGGACTTCGGGAACCAGCGCTCAGGCAGGTCGGCGATCGCCGCATCCGAGCCGGACCGGTACGCGCGGGCGATCGCCTCCCGGATCCGGCCGGCGCGCGCCGCCTGCAGGCTGGCCAGGATGAGCCGGGCCGACTGCTGGAGCTTGCGGACGGAGTCGAGCTTCTCCTGGTAGAAGGCGACCGTCTGGGGCTGCTCGTCAAGGTCGGCGCGGAGGCGCTGCGCCACGGTGCGTACGAGCGCGGTCTCGACCTCGCGATACAGGTCGGCGACCGAGCTCGCAATGCGGTCGAGGAGGTCCTGGTCCACAGCCATCGCGAGGACCTCCCCAGCGTGCTACTCCCGCGGTGGCCCGTCCTTGGCCTTCGGCTCCTCGGGATCGCCCTCGGCGTCGGGGCCGGTCATCTCGCCGGGCAGCGCGAACGGATCCTCCATCGGATCGGGCCTCGCATCCGCGATCGCGTCCACCTCGGCCTTGACCTGGTCCTCGTCCCAGTCCGAGTGCAGCATCCTGACGAGCGTCTCGTCGGACGCGGCCTCCGCGCGGCGCATCAGCTCGGCCGTCTGCGCCAGCTGCAGCATGTCCGGCGACACGGAGTCGGCGAGCACGATGGCTGGCCGCTCCGGGGTGACGCCCAGTTGGGGGAAGAGCTTCGCGGTGAGCTCCAGCAGCATCTCCAGGCCGTCGCCCACCGGGGGGATGGTGTGGAGGCCCTTCTTCGCCCTGGTCGTCAGGCTCCGGCGTTCCTTCGCGCTTACCTCGGTGGCGGTGACGGCCACCTCGCCGGACAGGCCGAAGCTTTGGGCGGAGTAGCCGGTGGCGCGGAGGATGGCGGCCAGCTGCTCGGCCTGCGTCTCCTTGTGCTCGGCGTAGCGGATGGCGAACTGCTGCGCCGAGATTTCCATGCGGTCGTCGCCGCCGAGCACGTCGAGCGCCTCGTATAGCTCGCGGTCGGGGTCGAAGTAGGCGCCCTGGCCCTTGCCGAGGGACTGCAGGTAGGAGCGGGGGACGATCAACCTCGCCTTCGCGAGGCGGATGTCACGCATCCACGACGTCCAGGTTTCGTCGAGCGCGTCCATCAGGCCGAGCACGGGCCCGTCGAAGTCGCTGCGGCCGAGGTTGGCGCCGGCCGGGAAGTTCCGCCAGGTCCGGTTGGGCCGCATGTTGGGGACGTACACGGCGGTGCACCGGTCGATGTGAGTCTCGACGACCGGCTGCAGGTTCTCCGTCTCGGGGTGGGCCGAGAGCGGCAGCGAGTCGCCGAGCTGGCCCGGCTTGCCCTTGAAGAGGGCGTGCCGGATCGCGCCGGGCTCGTGGTGTTCGAGGTGCCACCAGCAGGTCTGGTCGTCGGAGTCGAGGATCCGCCAGAACGTGACCGCCCAGAGCTTGCCCCACCGCCACTCCGGTACGGCGGCGTCGGCATGGACGACGGCCAGCCAGGGGGCTGTGGCGATCTGCTCGTCCCAGACGGCGCGCAGGTAGTAGCCGCCGAGCGCGGCCCCGACTTCGGCGCCTTCGAGGAGGGTGGCCTGGAGCTGGGGCATCATCTGGTCGATGTGCTCCTGGGTGGCCTCGTCTTCGACGGTGACGGTCGGTGGCTCGGAGAAGAGCAGGTCGGCGCTCATGGTGGCGATGTCGGAGGCGACGGGCACGTGGAGTTTGGTGAGCTTCTCGCCGGCGGGGGTGGGTGCGCCCCAGAACATGCGGGCGAACGCGCCGACGATGCCGCCGCGCAGCTGGGATGGCCGGTTGGCGGGCTGCTGGCCGGTGTAGAGGGCCGCGAGCTCCTCGGGTGAGCCTCGGTACCAGGTGTCGAGCACCTGGTAGTGGCTGTAGATGGGTTGGAGGTGTTGGGGCGGCCAGGTGCCGCCGCTCGGCAGCGGCATGGATCGCTCTCCTATGTCGTGGTACAGACGAGATGTGACGAAGGAATACGCAGCCCTTTTGGCGCAGGTAATCCCGGTCGTCGCACTAGCCATTGCGATCGAAGCGCGAGCACTTGCCAAGAGATCAGCTGAGCTGTACCTCGTCCGTGACGAGAAGACGGACGGGAGTCACCAAGGGGTTGGCGTTCTTCTCATGGCGATGGCACAGATCGTGCTCACCGTTGGCGAGGTGAGAGCATTGGCTGTTGTGCGCGGTCCTGTTCTCACCTCTGAGGACTGGCTGAGCGCCGCTCTTGTGGTAGGTATCGCATGCGCATTTCTCGTTCCGGTGGGCGAGTCGGTACTCCGGGTCTTCTTTGCGGGAGATCCCCGGCGGGGTGAGCCAGGCAGGCGAACCCGGTGGCGGGTCGGCGCCGCGCTGGTGTTCTTCGCCGCTCTCGTCGGAGTCGAGAAGCTACTTTCATGATCATTTAATTGCCTGCGGGAAGTAAAGATTCCCCCAAGTTAACGATCAGTAGAGCGGCGCTCACGCGAACGCTGTGTCCCGATTCGATTACGCCGTGCCTGCCCGTACTCAACGAGGCATTTGATGACGGCATGACGGTTAAGAAGCCGGGCCCCCTCGCTGGGTGCTGGAGTGTCGGCGGCCTGCTGGTGAGCATGGTCGCTGTGGCAGTGGGCTTAAGCCTGCTAGAAGACCTGGGTGATCCCTGGGAAACCATCGCGTATGGGCTCCTCGGAGTTGGTGGCCTTTCTGCCGCAGGCTTCGCCGTCTGGCGGGAGAGCCGAAAAGAGGCGGTAGAGCGCTACCGAGCAGCGATCGAGGAAGCCAAACTCGACCCTCGCGAGCGAGTCCGCATGCGGGCCGAAAAGGTGAGAGCGGCGTTCGATCAGGCAGGGCATCTCATGGAGGAGCTCCAGCGGGACATCGACGCGCAGCAGGCTGTTCGTGATGCGCTCCTGGCCCAGTCAGAGGAGCAGGAGCGTCTGCTTGAGATCAACGCGCAGCATGCTGAGAAGATCCGGCAGATCCTGCTCGGGGCAACTGAGAAGGATGCTTCAAGGGCGAAGCGACGTGACCTCATTCTGTTTGGTCTCGGTGTTGCCGTCTCGATTCCGATCGGCGTCTTGATCAATCTCCTGGTCCCGTAACCGTCACGCGGCCTTGTTGGGCGGAGCAAGCCGTCCATGCCAGACGTTCCGCGTGGTCCTGATCCCGTACCTGAGCGCGTCGCACCCGTGGTCGTTGACCTTGAGTGGCTTGTCCTCGCCTTTCTCGGAAGCGTCCGGATCCCATGCGTAGCCGGGAATCTCCTTGATCAGCTCCTTGCATCCGGCGTGGACGAGGAGCCGGCCGGTGGCGAAGAGGGAGGCGACGTCGCGGATGCCGTCGACCACCTCGTTGTCGGCGAGGGTCGAGTTCCAGCCGTCGCGGTGCAGCTGCACGCGGAACGATGCGGCCGAGGGGTCGACGATGCGATAGGACGGCGTGATGCCGAGACCGGCCTCCCATGCGCGCAGCCGCTCCGAATACTCGGCGTCCGTCAGGGAGCCGCGCTGCTTCTTCGAGTCCCAGCGCCACTCATGCCCGACGTAGAGGCGTTGGTCCGTGCCGAGACCGATGGCGAGGGCGTGGAACGGGTTCGTGGTGCCGTAGTCGAGTGCGATGCACAGCCATTGCGTGATGGCGGGCAGCTCCTGGACGACGTGCCGGGCCGGATCCCACGACTCGTAGATGACGCCCTCGGCGAGCACCCACTGACCCAAGATCAGCCGCTTGTGCCAAAGCCCCGTGAACTCCGAGGACACGTCGGCGACGTACTCCGCTGACAGGTTCGGGTTGTCCTTCAGTTGGAAGGAGAATCGGGCGAGGTTGAGCGTGTCGTCGGTCTCGCGATGCAGCTGGCCGTCGTAGTCCAGCCAGAGCCGGGCCCGGTCGAGGTAGTTGGCCTTCAGCCAGTGCTGCGGCCCGTCGGGGTTCGTGGTGCCGACTAGGCGTGCGCCCGCGATCGAGAGGCGGGTGAGCAGCATGACGAAGAACGACTCCGGCAGGGTGCTCACCTCGTCGCAGTACGCCCCGACGAGGGACAAGCCGCGGATCTTCTCCTGCGCGCGCTCGTCGTTCGCGCCCACGATGTACACCTTGCGGCCCAGTAGGAACAGCTCTCCGGTGCCGGCCACGAGATGACAGCGCTTGTCGCCGAGCATCTCGACGAGGACGTCGATGATGTTGCGGCGGAGTGTGCGCTCGGTCTTGCCGACCATGAGTAGCGGGCCAGGTGGGGCTTGGCGTACGAACTCCATCCACTTCAGGAGCGAGACGATCGTCTTGGAGGAGCGGACGGAGCCATCCCAGATGTTGAGGCGCGCGTCGGCGAGGCGGTAGGAGTCGACCTGCTTGCCAACGAGGGGTGTGACGATCACTGGCCTGTGATGCCGCGAAGCCAGACGTCGACGGCGGCCAGGCCCTCGGGGTCGCGGTCGAGCTCGATGAGACGGGCGTGCTTGTCGACGGCGACGGCGAGGGAGCGGAGGATCTTCTCTTGGCCGGCGAAGTCGGGGTGGTCGAGATGGGCCTCGGCGTAGGTGTTGTCGCGTCCTCCGAAGTTGTAGACCTTGCAGGGTTCCCAGAGCTGCGTGCGCAGTCGGAGGGCGTCGTCGAGCAGCTGGTCGGCGAGCAGGGCGCGCTTGTGCTTGGCGTCGGCGATGCGGGCCTCGGTGGCGGCCTTGGTCTGGGTGCGGTCGAAGCTCAGGCCGAGGTCTTTGGCGTGCTTGCTGATGGTGGCGCGGTCGCGTCCGAGCTGGCGGGCGATGGCGTTGCATCCGTGGCCGGCGGCGTGGAGGTCGCGGATCTGCTGGCGCTCGTCGTCGCTGAGTGGGGCGGGGGCGGGCATCGTTCACCCCCCGGATGTGCGAAAGCCCCGCGCGGGGCGGGGCCTTGTTGTGTTGGGAGGTTAGGCCATGGTGACCACCTCCGGGTTTCGGGCATGCCGAAGACGCCTCGATCATGAGTTATCCACAGGCCCGGTGTCAAGCCAGGTCAGTAACGAGATGCCAGGACTTCCGCTGCAGCTTTCGGTCCTATCTCCATCCAGTTACTCCAGACGATCCGGCCGTTGGCGAGTTCCGCGCCGATACGGACGCGCCCGCCGTGAGCAGGCTCATTTGGGGAGCCAGCCCTGTGCGTACGCCACTTCGCTTGCGAGATTCCTTTGAGCGTGTGCTGGGCGTCGCCGATCAGCCCGATCTCGTGCGGCGGGTTGAGGCCATCGTGACCATGGAAGCGCACGATCTGGACTTCCCCCGCCCGGTGGTTGCTCACGATCACGTTCACGTACGTCATCCGGGTCGAACCACCCTCGGGGTAGTTCTGGAGCATCTCGGTCTCCACGGACGCAGCAACTTTGATCTGGTAGCCGCCGCGCTTGTACGTACGCCATGTGAAGATCAGGCCTACGAGTGCCACGGCGAGGCCCGCGGTTCCGATGCCACGCGCGAACCAGTCGGGCTCAGTTGCTGCCAGCAACAGGATGCTCATGCCCCAATGGTCTCGTGTGTTTCGTGGTCGCGTACCCGCTTGGCCAGCCGTTCCCAGTCCCACAACGGCCAGCACGGTTTGCCGCCCCACCACGTGCCCACCTCGCGCTGCGGGGGCTCGCACTGGCCATGGCAGATGATCGCGATCTGGGGCGGCCGGCCGGGGAGTTCGTGGATCCGCCACGTGTACTCGCCGCCGATCGGGTTCTCAGCCGTCCGGCCGAGGCACCAGGGGCAGATGACGCGCACGGTCTGGCCGGTGTACAGCATCGCCAGGGCGCGGGCGACGGACTCGTACACGCGGTGCACGATCGGCTCGGCCCACTCGCTCCACGGGCCCGGCTCCCCGAGGTCCTCCTGCTCCTCGGCCAGGCGGGCGCGGGCGTACGCGAGGTAGGGGCGGGCGTCCAGCTCGCCCATGCCGGGTGAGGCGAGGAGTGGGCGGACGGACCATTCGCCGAGCTCGGCCGCGAGGTCGTCGGCGTGCACCAGGACGTCGAGGACGGTCTGGAGGACGTTGACGTCGAGCGGGGCCGGCGACTCCCTGACCCCGAGCGGGTTGCGGAAGTACCTGTCCAGGTAGGCGGCGGCGTCGAGCAGTTCCTTGCCCTCGGCGTCGAGGGTGGGCGTTTGCCACGGCCGGCGGGTGGCCATGGGGAGGCGGGCGTCGAGGAGGTCGGGCCAGTACTCGATGAGCCAGTCCAGGGTCTCAATCGTGGGGTGGGACACGGGCAGCTCCCCCGAGGTGTGGTTAGACGGACAGGTCGAAAAGGGCGGCTTGGGTGCCGGCGGGCAGCCAGTCCGTCTCCGTATGGCAGCGGCACGGGCACACATTGCGGCAGACGCGATCGGCGAGCCAGACGTCGATCGTCCGCCACTTCCAGCCGGATCCGACCGTGACGGGATTGCCGCTGCGCCTGCGGAGCAGGTGCGACTCGGCGATGACTTCGATGCCGTCGCCGACGCCGTGTATGGGCGGTGTCCCGCCGCCGGAACAGTAGTGGCACAGCGGGGGGTTGGTGCAGCGGCACATGATGCTCAGGTGGGCGGCTCCCCCGCGGGCGAGCACGTTGGTGCGCACCCAGGTGGCCTCCTCGGGGGTCACTCGTCTGCCTTCGGGGCGTTGAGCCGGTCGGCCTGCTGCTGGCGCCAGGAGTCGCTGGACATCAGGCCGTACACAGCGACGCTGAGGAGCGCCGGGAGCGCGGTGAGGGCGCCGAGACCGGCGAGCCTCCAGTCGCCGAGCCAGATGGCGGCGGCGAACAGGAGCCAGACGATCGCCGAGATTGCGCCCGTGGCCTTCAGGACGCGCCGGGACGCTCGGTCGATCTTCGCGGACTGTTCTGGCGTAAGGCGGTTAGCCATGGCTGATCACGCTGCCCTTCAGGTACGCGTCGACGGCGGTGGCTGGGACACGGATGGACCGGCCGACCCGGATCGTGCCGGGGAAGGCGTCGCCGTGGACGAGGCGGTAGGCGGTCATCTTGCAGACGCGCATGCGCGCGGCGATCTCCCGGACGGTCAGGTACTTCTCTTCGCGCGCGGCGGCCTGGGCCAACGTTGGCGGCTTGGTGCTTCTGTTCATGGGGTGTGTGGCTCCTTGATGTTGAGGATGTAGGGCTTGCCGCAGTGGGCGGTTCGGTGTGGGTGGTCGAGGGGTGCGTGCCAGTGGGTGTTGCCGCAGTGGGGGCATTCCTTGACGTGGAGGAGCATGTAGCCGGTGGCTGGGCTGATGACGATGTGGGCGTCTGCTCGGGTGAGGGTGATGCAGATGTCGGCGTTGTGGGGCTGGTTCATGTGTTCGCAGAGGGTGGTGCAGGGGTTGCAGTAGCCGGCGCCTTCGGGTCGTCCGCAGGTGGTGCAGTGGGGGTCGCAGTCGCCTGTGATGAGGGTCTTGGGGCGGGCTCGGTGGCGGGTTCGGGTGTCCGGGACTGGGGCTGTCCGGGACCCCGTCCTCTCTGTAGAGAGGAGAGGACGGGGACAGGTCCCGGCCACGCTGCCCGGCTGAAGATCGTCTAGCTGTCCGGGACCTGTCCGGGACAGGTGTGTGCTGGGGTTTTGTGGGTGATCGTCTTGGGGTGGGGACAGGTCGAATAGGGCCGTTAAACCCTCGGGGGGTATTGGGGGGTTGCGGCGTTGTGATCTGCGGGTTCGCGTAACAGACAAATGTTCTGCCTCCTGTCCGGGACAGCTTGGACGGCAGGTCGCAGAGTTGCGACACACCCTCCGGGGGGTATTTAACGATCTTGCTCGGGGGTCTGTCCCGGACAGTTCCAAGATCTTTAGACAGGCCCGGACAGCGTCCCGGACAGCCGCTCCGCGGCCCCTCATCGGAGCCCCGCACGACGCGCCGCGATGGCCGCCGAGATGGTCTCGTTCGACGCTTTGAACCCCGCCAGGGCGAGCTCGTCGCGGATCGCGTCCCGCCCGGCGTCCAGAGGCACCTGGAGGCCGTCCAGCTTGTCTATGAGCGCGGTCACCTTCGGCGGCAGCCCGGAGCCGCCCACGGCGAGCTCGTGGCGCAGCGGATCGGCCCGGCGGCGCAGCTCGATCAGCGGCACGCCGTGGTTCGCGCGGGACATCTCCCGCTTGAGGTACAGCGAGGTCTCGCTGACCTTGACGAGCAGCCAGACGGCGTCCACGTCGGCGCCCTTCGCGCTGCTGCCGCGCTGGCCCTTCTCCAAGTCCTTGCCGGAGTGGTCGAGGCGGATGACGCTGACGCCCATGCCCTTCAACGGGGCGAGCGCATGGCGGTAGAGGTTGGCGAAGGTGTCGGCATCGTTCTCGCTGCCCTCGATCACCCGGCTGACGGTGTCGATGACGACGAGGGCGGGCTGGTGGGCCTTGGCGAGCGCCAGGAGGTGCTGGCCGCCGGCCGCGGAGTCGAGGACGGGCAGGCTGGGGAAGCTGAAGTAGACCAGGTTGGTCTGGAGCAGCTCAAGGTCGGCGGGTCCGTAGCCGAGGTTGGTGAGGCGTTCGACGATGTCGGCTTGGCTGTTCTCGATGTCGATGTACAGGATGCGCGCGGGCGGCTGGGCGGGTTGGCTGAGGACTGGCCGGCCGGTGGCGAGGGCGGCGGCGATCTCCAGCGTGAACAGGCTCTTGCCAGCCTTGGGCGGGCTGTAGATGGCGATGGAGCGGCCCTGCTCGATGAGGTTCTCCACCAGCCAGGGGATCTCCTCGGGCTGGGAGGAGAACGCGGCTGTCCAGTCGATGGGGGTGTAGAGCCCGGCGAGGGCGTTGGCGGCGTTGGTGTTGGAGCCGGCGATGTCGCCGAGGGCCTTGCTGATCTCTTCCTGGACGGCTGTCAGCGCGTCGTGGATGTTGTCGGTGGCTGCTGCGTTGGTGACCCATTGGATGCCGCGGGTGAGGGCGGCGAGGCTGCGCCTGGTGTTGGCGTGTCGGGCGACGATTCCGGCGTGGAAGGCGGGGTCTCCGGCGAGGGGTGCGGCGGCCATGAGCTCGTGGAGGTAGAGCAGCCCGCCGTCGATCTTGTCGAGGGTGCTTTCGCGTTGGAGTTTGTCGCCGAGGATGACGGCGTCTGTAGGGGCGTCGGCATCGTGTAGGTCGAGGATGGCCTGGTAGATGGTCCGGTGGGCGGGTCTGTAGAAGGCCTCGGGGTCGGGGAGTGCTGTGCGGATGTGGGGGACGATGTACTGCACGGTCATGCAGGTGCCGAGCACGGCTTGCTCTGCGCCGAGGTCCCAGAGCTTGGAGTCCTGCTCGGTGGTCAACCGTGTCTCCCGGGTGGTTCAGGGGTGGAGGTTGGGGCGGGATGTGATGTATTCCGACTGAAGTCCATAAGATGGGCGTGACCTGCGGTGATAGCGGAGACCGATGGTCGTGGTCGCCCTTGTTGGGGCGAAAGACTGCAGGTCAGACGATGTGATGTATTTCAGTCGGGTCGCGTCAAGGCGCGCGGGCACGGAGGCGCGACTCGCGCTCGCGCTGCTCGGCGACGGTGGCCTTGGCCGCGGCCTGCAGCTCGGGGGAGGCGCGGCGTTTGCCGGTGGCGATGTTGCGGGCGTCGGTGACCCAGGAGTCGACGAGCGAGGCATACGGGTTGCCCAGCGTCCAGCTGGGGCAGTCGCCGCACAGGCACCGCTTGGGTGCGCAGTAGCCGGCGGGCGGTTCGGGTTCGCCTGCGATGGCTGCGGGGGTGTTTGCTGTGCAGCGCCAGCCCTGGATGTAGAAGCGCGTGGGGACGGCCCCGCAGCGGGTGGCCGCGGCGCCGTCCCAGTGGACGCAGGGGTTCATCGAGCGGGCCGGTCCATGGCCATGTTGGCGTGCTGGAGCTGGTCGACTCGCTGGGCGAGGGCGTCCGCGCGGGCGCGCTCCTTCAGCAGGTCGGCGCGGGTGACAACCGCGGGCATGGCGATGGTGGTCTCCTCGGCGACCGCGCGGTCTCGGCGTTCCCGCAGGAGGGCACGGCGGGCCTCGTCGAGCTGGTCGCCGAGGTGGTTGCGCTGCTTGGTCAGCCGGGCGTTGGCGGCCTCGGCGGTGTGCAGCTCGGCCGCCAGCTGGTCGCGCGCTGCCCGTGTGTCGTACAGCTCGGCCGCCAGCGCGGCCCGGCCGCGGAGCCAGTCGCGCAGCATCACACGCTCGCCGGGGCGCCGCACATGATGCCGATGCTGAGCTCGTCGGTGGTGGTCACTGGTTTCCCTTCAGAGATTGGAAGCAGGGTTTGCACCAGACGGCGAGGCCGTCGGGGTTCTTGCGGTTGAGGTAGAAGCGGCTGACTCCGCGCGGTGTGTTGCAGCGGGGGCAGGTCTTGAGGGGCTCACCAGGTAGGGCGTCGGTCTTGGCCGGGGGCTGATTTGCGCAGCTCCGGCAGATGGCGCGGCGGGCGGCCCGTCCCGGCGTGTTGATGCCGAACTCCTGCTGGGGCTTGAGCTCCCTGCAGTTCCGGCACTGCTTGGGCGGGAGGCGGCTGAGGATGACGCGCTCGCGCTCCGAGGCGGTCATGGCGGCGACGACGCCATCCGGGCCGAGGTAGTCGGGGATGGACAGCACCCAGTCGCGGCACTCGGCCAGCACCGGGCACGCGCGGCAGGTAGCGCGGGCCGCCCGTAGGGCGGCCGGGCTGTCTGGGTACATGAGCTCGGGCTGGCCTATGCATAGGCCGACGCCTGTCCAGGTGGGCATGTAGTCGAGGGCGAGTGCGGTCATCGTGCCGCCTCCGGGGCCTTGAGCCGGGCCTCGTACCGCTCGGCGGTCCGCTTGGAGACCCCTATCCGCTCGGCGGCCACGCGTACGCTGATGCGGCGGTTGCGAAGTTCGGCGTACTCCTCCAGCCGCCATAGGCACGGCAGGCCGGTTTTCAGCGGGGGAAACTGGTCCAGCGTGCCTGCGCGGAGGTAGCGGCTGTAGCAGGCGCGGCGCAGGCCACGGCCTCCGTGGATGCCGGGTTCTCCACAGCACCAGCAGGTGACCTCTACGGTGGTCTTGATGTCGCTCACCTGGCCGCCTCCGGCCACGTCATCTTGGCCAGTGCCTCGCGCTGAGTCTTGGGTAGTTCGACGAGCGGGTGGCCGAGGGCGTCGAGGCCGGCCGCGCGAAGCCACCAGGCGTCCACCTGGTTGTCGTCGCGAATGTCGAGTCCGGCGCGCTGGTAGAGAGCCATGCGCATGTCGGGCTTGGTCGCGTTGCCTTTACCCGTGGCGAACTTCTTGAGGGTGGCCGGGGGCACGAGCGCGTACGGCACCTTCAGCTCCATGAGGGCGATGCGCACGGCGCCGTGGACCATTCCGGTGATGCCCGCGCTGTGCGCGTGGGTGGGCAGGTCCTCGATGACGGCCAGCTCGATCGGCTCGTCGCGGACGTAGTCGTAGGCGTTGGCCCGGACGGTGACCATGATGCGGCGCAGGCGCTCGTCGCCGTCGGACGTCACGGTGCGGATGGTGGAGAGGGGGCGCCCGTCCCAGGTGGCAATGCCAGTGGCGGTGAGGGACAGGTCGAGGCCGATCACGCGCGGGGCGGTCATGGCTGGCCTGCCCACTGCTGCAGGGCCACGCTGGCGTCGCGGATGGCCGGCCACAGCTCGGACGGCCGCTCCGCAGTAGTGAGCCGGGTGAGGATGGCACGGTAGACGTCCCGCTCCTCCTCCAGCTGGCCGCGTGCCGTCTCGTGCGCGCACTCGACCGGGTTGCCACCGCACTCGGCGCGCTCGGGCGCGGGCATGCCGTGCTCGGCCTCCAGCACGCTGGCCGCGATCGCGCTCGCGTTAGCCAGCCCGCGGGCCTCTACGGGGTCGGACAGGAGCAGGGCCAGGTCCTCGCTCGTGCCGGCCCCGTGGAACTCGATCGGGACGACGGGGCCGGACGGGTACTTGATCACGGCCCCGACGATCGGCTGAGTGACGCGGGTGAAGGTGGTGCGTCGCAGCTGCGTCATGCCAGGGCCTCCTGACGCTCGAAGGGGACGATGGGCCACTCCTCGCGCACGTCGTCGAAGGGCTTGCCCTGCCGCTCCAGGTAGGCGCGGAACGAGCGGGCCTGCTCGGCCTTTGCGCGCACCTGGAGCTCGTGCAACTCGTGCAGCGGCATCTCGGCGATGCGCGGGTTGCGCTGGGCGATCCGGTAGACGACCCGGGCTGCGGCAAGGGCGTCGTGCGAGGCGTCGTGCGCGCCGTCGATGCGGACGTCGTAGTGCGCGCACACGTCGGCGAGCTTCCGGGATCCCTTCCGCCACTTGTCGAGGTGCTTGTCGAGGACGAAGCCGTCGATCACCACCGGCCGCGCGCCCAGGAACCGCTCGGCGAACGACTCCAGCCCGTGCCTACGGCTCTCGCGGTCGAGGAGGGTGAGGTCGTAGGCGAGGTTGTAGCCGACGATCGGCACCCCGTCGTACACCTGCCCCGTGAGGATGTCGGTGAGCAGGCCGACCACGGTCATCGGATCGTCGCCGTGCTCACGCGCGTACTCGGTGGTGATGCCATGCACCGCGGTGGCGCCCTCGGGAATCTCGATGCCGGGGTCGGTGAGGAGGGTCTTGGTCTGGGCCTCGCCGGTGGTGCCGTTGATGAGGGAAACACAGCCGGTGACGATCCGGTCGGCCTCGACGTCGATGCCGGTGGTCTCCAGGTCGAAGGCGAGCAGCATGCCCTTGTGCCAGGCCATCAGAACGGCACCGCCTCTTCGGCGCCCGCCGGAGTGGTGGCAGGGGCGAGGCCGTTGTACTTGCCGGCCTTGACCAGCTTGAGGAACGCGGCCAGTTCGTTCTCGGCCGCGGCCTTGTGGTGGATGCCCATGGCTCCCTCGAATATCTTGGCCAGTTCCGTCATGCCGCGCGGCCAGGCGGAGACGATCTGCTGCCACAGCAGCTCGGCGTCGGAGCCGGGCGCCTCCTGGGCGGGCTCGACGGCCGGGGCGGGCTGCTGGAGTTCGGCGACGCGCGCCTTGGCCGCGGCCTCGACCTGCTTGCCGTCCGCGTTGGGGTCCTGCTTGGCCTGCTCCCAGATCTTGACGACGTCGTCACGGGATCCGGCGGCGGCGATGAGCACCTCGTAGTCCGTGCGCGGCGCCTCGATTGCAGTACGGCTCGCGCCAGCGACGGCGGGAGCTGTACCCGCCCCGATGGCAGTCCGGCCACCACCGGCGACCAGCTCGCCAGGGGTCAGCCCCTCCACCTCGATGGTCGGGACCATGAACCGGCGGGTCTCCCCGTCCCGCTTGACCACCCGCTCCTCAAGCGACAGGTTCGCGGCGACGTAGCCGCCCGCCTGCGCGAGGAAGGCGGCCACGTCGGGAAGCTCGACGGCGGCGTAGTAGCCGTGGGTCTCCAGCCTGAAGACCCCAATGCCCTCGACGTCCCGCAGCACGACGTTTAGCCGGGTGGTGGGCTTGCACAGCATCTCGTCTGCCTGGGCGCACAGGCACGAGGAGTCCGAGAGGATCTCAGTCTGGCCGTCGCAGCGGCGCTTGCAGCCGCCGCCGGACCACAGCTCGTACCACTGGGAGACAGGCTGCGGCGGGACGAGGATGGGCAGGCGGGTGGCGTCGGTGATGACCTCCCATGCGGAGGGTCCGCCGTTGGCAGGGGTCCACTCGCGGACCTCGCCGCCGTACAGCTTGGCCACCTTGTCCAGGAGCGCACGGGAGGCGCTGGTGAGCCGGAACCGGTCCAGCTTGGCCGGGCGAGTGCCGCCGCGGGCGGTGGGCTGGACCTCGCCGATGCGGATGCGGCCGAGCTCGCGGGCGCGCTTCTGCAGGTTGATGATGGGCATGGTCAGGCCACCTCCCGGGCCTGGGAACGCTTGAGAGTGAGGGCCTGGCCGACGATGTTCTTGGCCGGGCCGGTCTGGAACTCCGCCACGCGGCGGATGAAGGTGAAGGCCTCGAACACGTCGTCGCCGCAGCGCACCGGGTAGAGGCGGTAGCCCTCCGGTCGCAGGTGCAGGACGACGCCGACCTCGTGGCGTGGCGGCATCTCCACCCGCGTGCCGTCACGTAGCCAGCCGTACTTGGCCTTGCGGTAGGCGGACATCTGGACGCCGGCCTCGGGGTACACGCCGTGAACGTTGCCGTCGTAGGTGCGGCTGTCGAGCTCACCACCGGTCTTCGTATCGCCCGGGATCTCCATGTCGGCCGGGCAGCCGAGTTCGGCGGCGAGGAGCGGGGAGCGGAGGAGGTAGTCGAGGGTGCCGGCGAACTTGTGCTCGTAGTCGGCGACGACCATCTCGGAGGCGGTGAAGGTGATCTGCCAGTCGGCGACGAACTGTTCGAAGTTGGCCACGTACGGGCGCAGTTCTGGGTCGTTCGCGATCGCGTCGGGGACTGGGGTGTCGAGCACCTTGGCTTCGATCAGCGCGTGGACGGTGGTGCCGAGGTCGCCGCGTTCCTCTTTCTTGCGGGTGTGGGCGCGCTTGAGCCAGTCCGTCATCTCCTTGGCGGTGTCGGGGTGGCGGGATGCGCGGACGAGCTGGGGTAGGTGCTCCATTGCGGTTTCGGCGACGAGTCGCCCGGCCCAGTGGATGAGCGCTTCCTTGGGCGACCCCTGGTTGAGGATGGTGGTCACGGAGCGGAGGAGTTGGCCGGTGACGTGGCACTTGTAGAACCCGGCCGTCGAGCGGCGGGGGATGCGGGCGGTGCCGACCGGCACGCCGCTCCCCGGGCAGGGGATGGCGTTGCCAGCGGGGGTGTGCTTGCGGATGGTGCCGTCCTTGTTGACCTGCTGCTGGGTCTTGCAGGTGGGGCAGTCCGCTCGTGTGGTGGTGGTCATGCGCGGCTCGTTTCGGTGGCCGTGAGCTCGCCCTTGCGGGTGCCCTTCGGCCGGTAGGGGTGGGCCCCCGCCCGGGTGGGGGCGGGGGTGTCGATGAACGGTGCGAGCCACGCCTGGGCGTCGGCCTTGGCGATGGCGTCGAGGGCAGCGGTACGGCGGGTGTGCAGGGCGCGGAGACGCGTGAGCAGACCGGTCACTTCTCGCCGTCCTCTTCGGTGTCCAGCCAGGCGGCAGTGCGCGTCACGTGCGTGTCGTGGCGCCGGACGCGGGTGCCGCTGTGGCTGGTGCACAGGTCGCCGGGCTGTGCGTTGCAGGTGGGACAGGCGGCCGCGATCTGGGGGAGCTCTCGGGCGGGCCCGGATGCGGTCATCGGGCACCGTCCACGTACTCAGCGACGTCCGACCAGCGCTCCGACACGGCCGTTAGCAGCGACCGCTCACGCTCCATGACGGCGGTGTCCCGTTCCCACTGCTCTGGGTCGCGCCAGGCCCAGATCTCGTCCTCGATGAGGCGGGCCAGCGTGGTCGGGTCGAGCGCGTCGAGCTCCCAGGACGAGCGCCCGTGCGAGGCGATGTAGCCGGACGCGCGGGAGTCGGTCAGCTTGGCCGGGTTGGGCGGCGGCTGGTACTCCTCGACCTGGTCCATGTTGAGCGCGATGCGTACGACGTCGGTGTCCGCCCCGAACAGAGCCAGGCGGTCGCGGATATCCCTCGTCATGTCCACGCCGGACGGGTCATGGTCGCCGAGGTGGACGATGACGGTCTTCTGGCCGCTCCGCTCGTACCGACTCAGGCGTTGCGCCGCCCCCCACATCTCCGACTGGGAGGTGTAGCCCCGGCAGGAGAAGTAGTCGACGTCGTACCGCTGGCAGACCCCGGCGATCACGCCGACGAGAGCATCCTTCTCGATCCACACCTCGACGCGAGTGGGCTGGTTGGCCCATCGTTCGGTGCGGTACTGGTGAGCGACGGCATCCACAATCGACTCCGGGCTGTCCCAGTGCGCCAGCGAGCGAAGGTTCCGTGTGCGGTCGACGATGTAGTTCCAGTCGAGCAGGCCGGCCAGGCGGGCATCGTTGACGATGGAGCCGAGCCGGTCGTATTCGGTCTGCTTGTTGGCGATCCAGTCGCGGGAGACGAACTGGTAGTACAGCTGCCGGAGCGTCAGGTCGAAGCCCTGGCTGGCGTAGTCGGCGCAGATGGCGTTGGCGCGCTCGATGATGTCGAGGGTGGAGCGCCTGAAGGTCTTGGGGACGTAGGTGATGAGCGGCATCAGGCACCGCCGATACAGCCGCCGGAGATGAGCGTCAGCTCCATCCCCACCGGCACCACGACCGCCTGCGCCGCGCACCGGCAGCGGGCGTCCTGGTAGCGGACCGCCACCCGGCCGCCGTACACCGGGTGCACGGCCTGGACGCGGACGGGTTCGCCGTCGTTCCACTCCGGTGTGGAGACGATCTGGCAGGCGTGCAGGTCAACGGCCACCATCACGCACCGTCCGCGGTTGCCTCGTGGTGGCAGTCCGCGCACAGCCACACCAGGGTGTCCGTGCGGTGGTCCCGCTGCTGGGCGAGTCCCTCGCGAGCGCCGCACTCGACGCACTTGGCCTGCTCGATGCGGGTAACGCAGTACACCTCAACGGGGACGCCGCGGTACGTGCCCTCCGCGCGCACAGTGAGGTGCTCGCCGTTCACCCGCTCCGTGACGTCCACCCCGAGGAAGTTCGCGACCTCCTCCACTCGCTCACGGCTGAAGGTGTGGCCGTCCACCTCGCCGGGGGAGTGCGCCCGTAGAGACCAGTTGATGCCGTCCGGGCCCTTGATGACGATGTCCGCCAGCGCGAGGGCGGCGCGGTGCGTGGCCAGCCGATCGAGCATCTCGTCGGAGGCTGGCCTCCACTCGCCGTCCGTACCCTGGACCACGAGTACGGAGTCGGGGAAGGACACCGTCAGCGCGCGGAACATGTCGCGGGCCTCAGCCTGGCCGGTGGTCGGCTCGGTGCTGCTGATCTTTGCGGCGCCGCGCCAGATGTGAACGGCGTAGCGGATGGCGTGGGGATCGATCTGCTGCTGATCTGCGATAATGGTCATGAGACTTGCGTCCCTTTCTCGTTGGGGATTGCGGTCTGCGAGGTCCGGCCCCGGCAGGCTGGGCCTCGCCGCGTTTCAGGACTGAGCGGCGGCGCGCTTGGCGATCCACGCCTGGATGGCCTCGACGGGCACGCGCGACATGGGCTTCTTCGAGGACTTGCGGCCGACGTCGATGATGGGCAGGTCGCCGTCGGCGACGAGCCGGTAGGCGTGCGACCGCGAGACGCGCATCGCCTTCGCGGCCTCGGGGATGGTGAGCAGCACTTTCTGCTCCTTGGTGTTGGAATTTTCGGACGCTGGATGCGAAAAAAGGGTGCCGACCTCGACGCCGAGGGCTTCCGCCAGGAGTTCGGCGGTGCCTCGGCTGCAGGATGTGCGGCGGCCGGACGTTAGGTGCTGGATGGCCTGCTTGGTGAGGCCGACCTGCTTCGCCAGGGTGACCGTGTCGTGGCGGCCCTTCATCAGCTCGCGCAGTAGCTCGCGGCTGCGTAGGGCCATCTCGGGACGCCGTGACACGCGGGAGACCTCCGTGGACTTGGGGGGACGTTGGAAGATTTTTCCAACACCCTAGACCTTTGAACGAATCCTGTCCACTAGGTGGCCAGATGCATCCTCATGTAGCCCCGGAGATCTGGTTTGATTGCCGCATCTTGTTGTCTAGCAAGTCTCGGGTTACATAGGTAAGGCGAACCTCTGTCGGATTCCTCCAACAGACGTGTCAGACGGCAAGGTCAGCAGTACAGGCGAGGGCTAACGAGAGGCGACCACTGATGCCGCCGCGAGACATGAACGGCACCACCAGCCAGCACCCTCTCAGCGACTACGTCCAGGCATACCTGGAGCGAACAGAGCTGAGCGCGCGCCAGCTGGCAAGGCAATGCGTCGACCCCCAAACCGGTCACAGACTGCTCCACACCTACCTGTCCGCCCTGGCCGCCAACGAGGTCCCCAGGGTCCCCGACATGTGGCGATTGCGCGCACTAGCAGCAGGAATGGCCACAGACGCGTCAGTGCGAGACGACAGCGACTACCGGCGACGACTCGAAGAGATCAAGAAAGTGGCGGCCATCCAGTGGCTGGACCTCGGCGACGTACTGCGCGTGGACACAGGCGGGGGCACCTGGGTCACGGTCAACGTCCCGGCCGGGCTGTCCGAGCGCCGGCGGCAACGCCTCATCAAGTGGGCCGAGGACATGGCCCGCGAATTGGACCAAGAAGATTGATCTAGTGACTATCTAGCCATAGGGCGACTGTGCCCTTACCTGTCGTAAGAATTTTCAACCATTCCGTTGTCCCGGGCGTCACACTGAAGCTTCGAAAACGCAAAACGCCCGGAAAGACACGGTGATGCTCCAATGGACGGAACGGTCCACTATCGCCTGCTCCCATCCCATCGGCTCCCATACGGGCCGATCTGCATCCACCGCACCCGGGCCGGGAACCTCCACGTTCTCGTCGACCAGGCCCAGATGGACCCGATCCTGGGTCCCGTCGTAGCGGGCCTCAGCGACAGCATCCTCGACGTCGGCAGCATCGCCCCACTCTCACGCGTCCGTGTCTACCGCGATCACACCCTCGGCGGCGACGACCTGATCGCTGCCCACATCGAAGGCGCAACCGTCAACGTGTTCATGCCCTTCGACCTCGTCACTCGCCAGATCACACAGCAGCTCGGGGCGCACGGCACCGCCGCGCTCCAAGCGATCATGCGCCACGCGCCGATCATCGGCCAAGGCCCGGTCCCGGCCGCCTGACACCCTGGAGGAAACTCATGTCATCCCTGCGCAAGACCCCGTCCGGCCGCTGGCAGGCAACCGTCAGGGTGGGGCGCGCACGCCGCTCACGCACGTTCCCGAGCCGTAGGGAAGCGCGGCGGTGGGCGGACAACACAGAGGTCGCCGCACGGCGCCTGGCCCACGCTGCCCCCACCGCCACCTTCACCTGGACCGCGGCCGGTCTCTCCATCCACATCCCCGAAAACCTGATCACCATGGACCGTGCCATGGTCCTCGAGCGCCTCCTCATCGAAGTGCTGGCCGGAGCGGAGGACTGATGGCCTACATCCGCCGCCTACCGAGCGGCCTCTACCAGGCCACCGTCCGCATGCCCAACGGCAAACGCACCACGAAGACCAACAAGCTGAAGTCCAAGGTCGAGAAGTGGGCCAAGGCGTTGGAGGCCCAGTTCGACCAGGGCGACATCCGCGACCCCAAGGCCGGCGAGATCAAGGTGAAAGCCTGGCACGAGCGCGTCACCGCCGCCCGCGTCATCGAGGCCCCGACCAAGGCCAAGAACGCCAGCCTCTGGAACACCCACTGCAAAGATCGGTGGGGCGACTGGCCGATGCAGGCCATCCAGCGCGTCGACGCACAGGCATGGGTGGGCGACCTGCAGGAGACCCGGCGCGCCCGCCACCGAGGCCGGCCCGCCTCGGCATTCGACGACGCGGACGAGATCCCGTTCATCAGCGCCGCGACGATTCACGACATCGTCCACATCATGACTGGCCTATACAAGGCGGCGATGAAGGAGCACCCGCCGATCGTCCTCGTCAACCCGTTCCTCGACCTCGAGCTGCCCAAGCGGTCCGCCACAGCGATCGACTTCTATGAGCCCGATGAGATCGCCGCGCTGTACGCCGCCCTGGAGCGCCTGCATGGGCCGAAGTGGCGCACCCTGGTAGAGCTCGGCATGGACGTCGGGCTACGCCCTGGGGAGGTCTACGGGCTCCACGGCCACCGCGTCGACTGGATACGCGGGAAGCTCTCCGTGGTCGAGGTGGCGACCCGCGACGGCATCCGGGAGTACCCGAAGTCGATGAAGTCGAACCGCACCGTGCCCATCCCTCCCCAGACGCTGGAGCGGATGAGCCTGCTCATGCAAGGCCGGCCGCGCGAGGCCCTGGTCTTCACCGCGCCGGGCGGCGGGTCCGTGGACGACGGAGACTTCCGCAACAGGGTCTGGTACCCGGCAGTTGAGGCGGCCCGGCTGTGCGGCCACCGATCGCCGAGCGAGGCAGCGGACGGGGATGTGTTCGTCGAGGGGGAGTGCGGCGAGATCTGCGATGCGCCGGCGCATCGAATCCGCCGGTTCCCGCCGAGGATCACGCGGCACACCGCGGCGAGCAGACTGGTGCAGGATGGGGTGCCGTTGTACGACGTCCAGGCGCTGCTGGGGCATGAGTCGTTCGAGACTACGCAGCGTTATGCGCATCTGGCGCCGGATGCGCACGAGAAGGTGACGGCTTCGTGGAGCCGACGCACGAGTTAGCGATCTTGACGCATCGGTGACGCATGATCATGAAAAGAGCCCTTCCCGGATCTCTCCGAAAAGGGCCTCTTACCTGGCTGGTCGGGGTGGCGGGATTTGAACCCACGACCTCTTCGTCCCGAACG